ACGGGACACCCCATCGATCACAATCGCCACTTCTCCAGTCCAAGGGTTCGCCATCAGATCAACGCCAAGAAAGTCAGCGCGCCAGCTGAGGCCAGCGACAACTCATACGTCGCCTCACCATTATGCGACCCTGCATATTCAATCGAGGTTATCTGAAACGGGCCTTGCAGTGTGCCAAAGCCTGGCACAATCACTTGAAAATCTGGGGTTTCGCCATCAAAGAAGATCTGACGCGCACGTTCGTCCGTGGCCTCGTCTTTAAACACACCAGAACCAGAGACAGCAGCGGTTTTCACACCCGCCCCGCCCAGCAACTCGCGCCAACCGCCAGTGCTTTCCAGACTGGTCACATCTACCGTTTCAGCATTCAAACTGATGCGCGTAGCGCGCAGCCCGGCAGCCGTTTCGAACATCCCACCGCCGGTCATATCGATTTTGACCAACAGGTCTTTACCATTTTGTGCAGCCATCAGGCGTACTCCTCATATGCAAATTGGGTTACGTGTCATCCGCGACGCGGGCACGAAAAATCAGGTTGATCTGGCGGACAGCGCCCGTGCCAACACGGGCGGCTTTGGCTTTGTAGAAATTCAGTAAAACAAGCTGACCACGGTCCAGCACCAGCGGCGCATCAACCAACGCATCACTCACCGCAGCGGCCGCCGCTTTCGCCGTTGCAAAGCCAGCACTTTGCGTGACAACAGACACGGTAAACTGATGCCATGCACCACCGCCTGTCTTGTCAGACGCATCCCGCACATCCTCGGCCCCCAGCACCACGTAAAGCGGGGGCAAAGCGCCCGTTGGCAAGGCATCATAGATATCCGCACCCACCAATGCCGCCAAAGCGGTATCCGCGCTCAACTGTGAAAACACCGCGCGCTGCAGGGCAGCCGCTACACCATAGCTCATGGGGCCACCTCCTCTTGCGCATGGCAGGTCAGATAGGCCGCATGCACGCCCTTCTCAGCCACCGCGTAAATCTCGAACACACGTGGCCCATCGCGAAACCGCTGCCCTGCAACGGAACGTGAAGGCGCGCCATGGGGGGCAGCCCGAACAGTGATCCGGTACGGCACGCGTGACAGGGTCGCAGCCGTCTCTGCCTTCTCACGGCCAAACCCGGCCTTCACCTCTGCCCAAAGCACACCCAGCGGCTCCCAATCACGGGTATACCCACCCGCACCATCGGCCAGCTTTACCGGACCTTCCAGCACCAGTGAGCGGTTCAACTGCTGCGCGGTCATACGCGGCCACCCATGAACAAGCGGACCGTGCGGTAGCGTTCAATCAACGCAAGCACACCAATTGGCATTGCAGGGGTGCTGCGTGAAACATCATGGCGATACTCATAGTAATGAGCACCCAAAAGCATCACTGCTTGTGCCAAGTCAGCGGGCAAATCGGCCCACTCGGGACCAAAACCCGCCAGCATACCAATCCGCACAGACCCACCCGTAGAAAGCCGCGGCAAACACGCCCCCACCGCCTGCAAACTCGGGCGCTGCATATCCGGTTCCAGATGCCAACAATCCGTATCCATTACGGTCTCTTGGCCCTGCATATCCAGCAACGTCACATCGCTGACCGCATTGACCGGAGCAACGGGCAGCGGCTGCCGGCAGTCGTCACGCCAAGCAGTCAACGTCCAGCTGAACTCGCGTTCTATCAGGATCTTGCCAGTGCGCGCCTCGATCGCTGCAATGGCAGCGCGCAGATAATTTTCCAGTACCGCATCTTGAACTCCATCGTCGGAAAACCCCGACCCTAAGTGCAAATGGTCTTTGAATTCAGCAACCGGAAGCGCCGATTTAGGCACGGTGGTCTCTTCGACTAACATCATGGAATTACTCCGAAAACTCGTGTGCCCTAAAGGGAAAAAGATCCCGGACGCACCCACCCCCCGCATTGCTCGGACGGAAGGGAACTGCTAGACAATGCGAGGATTGTCTTGATGTGCGCCCGGGGTTGGGCACCGCGTGAAAGACGCAGCACCCACTTCACGGCTCAACCTTAGCTGGCCGCGAATTTCAGCAGTTTGATCGCAGCGAAATCGCTTACGGCACCGCCAACTCGTTTGGTGGCATAGAACAGAACATGTGGTTTGGCAGAGAACGGGTCACGCAGAACACGCAAATCAGGACGCTCGGCCACGGTGTAGCCAGCATTGAAGTCACCAAAGGCGATCGACATGGAATTGTCGGCAATATCCGGCATGTCCTCGGCAATCAGCACGCGGTAGCCCATCAAGCGTGCAGGCTCACCCATCGCAAGGCCATCCACCCAGACAAAACGACCGTCATTGTCCTTCAGCTTACGGACGTGACCGGCAGTCTTGGAGTTCATGACGAACGTTGCATTGGCGCGGTACTCGGCACCCAGCGAATAAACCAGATCAATGATTGGATCAGCGCGGGTGATCCCACCAGCGGTTTCCGTTGGCACGTAGCCAAGGTTGCCCCAAGTCCACAGGATGTTATCAACGGTTGGGTACGTCAGCATCCCTGTGGGCTTGTCCACGCCGTCGCCGCTGATGAATGCCATTGCCTCGGAACGAGCAAACTTGTCCGCAATCCGACCCGCTAGCCAACCCTCAATGTCAAACGCAGAGTCATCCAGCAGACGCTGTGATGCTTTAGGCAAGGCCGACAATTCATGCAGCGGAATAGAAATGCGCTCGATCTTTGGCGTATCCGTCTCCGTAACAGCACTCGCTTCTGTCGCCCAGCCCGCACCCATTTCCGAGTGATCAACCAGCACGTCATAAGACGTCGCATCCACATTCACGACACTCGCGACAGAGCGGATGGAAGATGTCGATGACAGCGTGTTCTGGATCGTATCTGCGGTCTGCGGGTCCACCAGATAACCACCATCAGCGGCCACTGCCGTCCCCATTGCTTTGCCATCCATCTCAAGGCCACGCAAACCATCATCATCACCAGAGCGCAGATAGGCAGCAAAGGCCTTCTGGTGTGGCGCATCCTCAGATGCCGCGTGGGCCAGCGCCGTGCGGGAAGTCATCATTGTCTTTCGGTCCAGCTTGTTCATCCGGTCATCCTGTTTTTGAAGTTTGGCATTCACGCCATGGGAAAAGTCTTTGAAATCGCTCATGAACCCGGCAATCGCCGCGTTCAGGGATTGGGCGGGAGACACATCTTTCCCGGCCCGAGAATCGCTCTCAGTCTTACTCATTAATCAGTCCTTTGATCGTTGCTCGGGCGGGCTTAGTCCCGCGCCATCATTTGGCGCGCACTCTCGAATGCCGCAGCCATCTCGCGCATCGCGGTCGCCGCAGGGTCATCGCCCTTGGCCCCCACACGCGCATCAGGAAGCATCGGGAACGTGACCAAAGACACCTCCCAAAGCTCCAGCTCTGACAAAAGGCGTCCACCTTTGTCGTCCTTTCGGGCCTTCACAGTGCGATAGCCAATGGACAAACCGTCAATCGCCTTGGCCGCGATCAATGACGCAGCCTCGCGGCCCTTGGCTATGTCAGTCAGCAAGCGGCCTTTGACCCAAAGTCCCTTGGCATCCTCGCGCACCTCGTCCCACACACCAATCGGCTGGGCAGGGTCATGCTGCCACAGCATCTTGACACCACGTCCCTTGGCGAGAGACGCGCCATAGGCCCCTTTTTCAACGACGTCGCCACCCTGATCAGACTTGCCGAACAACGACGCATAGCCGCTAATAACCGTGCCATCCGTTACCGTGACTTCAGTGCCAAGCGCACAAAACTTATGTTCCAAATTCATAACGGTGCTCCACTCAGCGCTTTCACAATCTCAAAAACCAATAATCCGGCACAGCCACAAACGATCAGCCAAATCTGCCATTCCAGCCGCGTCACCATGAACTCGATCCGGCCCAACCGGACATCAACCTGCGCAATCCAGAAATCAGACACCGGTGGCGGTCCTTCGCGGCGCGGCTTGCCGTCCATTTCAACAACCTTAGGCTCCATCGCCAACCTCCAGCGCTGGCAGACCCAACAGGTTACGCTTTTCTGCATCCGTCAAAAACGCAGCATCACTCACCCGACGCCACTGGGCATCACGTTCCGC